ATGGTTGGATTAATAGTAAAAAGCAACCCGTGGCAAATAAAGAATTATGGGAATTAATTATACCATTATTCAACAATAAACAATTTTCTTTTCATAAAGTTAAAGGTCACAACGGAGATTTATGGAATGAATATGTAGACAAGTTGGCTGTTTCTGCCAAACTCATGAAAACTTGAAATTTTGGCGAAATTGTGGTATACTCTAAAATAGAGTAAGTATTTTCTTTAATAAAGAAACAAAAAGAAAAAAGTAAAGAAAATTGTGGGTAATTTTTGTGAGGTGAGTAAATATATTAAATATTATAATTCCTCTATATAGAGGAAAAGAGGTCATGCGCGACTGTTTAAATTCTCTATGTGCTCAAACTAAAAAAGAGTTCTTTGTTACAATTATCCAAGATTGTGATGGCGAAGATTACTCAAACATTATTTCAGAATACAATAAAAAATTACATATTCATTTCTTAAAAAATGAAAAAAATATCGGCGCGGGCGAAACTCGTCAAAGAGGTATAGATATTAGTGATAGATTTGATTATGTAATGTTTTTAGATGTTGATGACATTCTTAATCCGCGCGCAGTAGAGTTACTTTAT